AATAAAAGTTATGACAAAATCAATCGAGACGATCTCATTAGATCGCGCAAAAGCAATGGCACCAGCAATCTTCGCTACCGAGCCAGCATCGTACATCAATCAGAAGCTGTACACATTCACACCAACTACCGGTATCATTGATCAAATGAATGCACAAGGTTGGCAGTTAACAAGAGTACAGCAATCCCAAAGCAAATCAGAGCTACGTAAGGACTACGGTATACACATCGTAAGGTTCCAACACCCAGACATCTACATCAAGGACGGTAACGGCGGAGTAGAGGCAAGACCTGAGATCGTGGTAATTAACAGTCACGACGGTACAAAGCCACTACAGTTCGAGGCTGGATTATTCAGATTGGTATGCGAGAACGGATTGGTGCTTAAGACCCAAGACTTCGGCGGTTTCAAAGAGAGACACACCAAGTTTACATTGGACTCGCTTAAGACCAAGATCGACGAGAAGATGAGCATCATGAACAAGACCGTTGGTACCATTAGCAAGTGGGCAGAGAAAGAAATGACAGCAGCAGAGAGAAGAAGGTTTGCGACAGAGGCATTGGCCTTAAGAATCTCAGGAGACAGACAAGCAGAGGAGTACGAGATCATGGAGATATTGAACCCTCGTAGAGAAGCGGATAAGGCCAACACTTTATGGCACACGTTCAACCGCGTACAAGAGAACCTGATCAAAGGAGGCTATCAGATGAACAACCGTACGGCAAGGGCCATCACCAATCCTATGGAGGACATGGTTCTGAATCAAGGCCTTTGGCAGATAGCGGACGGCTTTGTAATGGCTTAGTAGATAGAGGATTGCAAAAGACTTGCTAGTGGAAAAAAAATTCCATTAGTAAGTCGCTAGCAACCCGTTAGCGTCCCACCAACGTCACGATTGTTGTAGACAGCGAACTGCTAGGGGGGCCCCCTGTCCCTTAGTCCGTCACCGAGAATTCCCTGGTTTTGGGTTTTATTAAACTATAAATACAAATATACATTATGAAAACAGCAATGCAAGAGTTAATTGAGTTGTTAGAACTTAATACAAGAAACGAACCATTACCATACTTAATTGACGCTATTAAACAAGTTTACATACCAAAAGAAAAAAAGCAATTACTAAATGCCTATGATCAGGGCGTTGAAGATGAAAATGAAAGAGCTATAGCCGAACACCTACCTAATCACAGTCCGTCTTTTAAATGCGCGCTTGATTATTATAACCGAGAATACTACAACAAAGAGTACGGAGAGGCCGGGAGAAAATTCACACAGGATCTTATACCAAAAAATTAAATACAAATATATGATTAATAAAGATTTAGAAGATATCATAATGAAAGCTAATCAAGAAGTATTAGACATCACGACCAAGTCTGTAACTAGATTCGAGGTTATAGATCACACTAAAAAGAAGGGCGGTCGCATAGTAGTCGAGTACAACGTCAATGTTGAATTGTCCCTACAGGACGAGAACAGAACGTTGAAAGTATTCTTAACGGATAAAAAATAACAAATAAAACAAATAAAATGCAAGAATTAAATTTCGTGGTAGTAGAAGCGCACTCAATCTCAGAATTGGAAAAGAAGGTCAACGATCGTATGGCTTTCGGTTACGTAATTACCAACACACCGTTAGTGATTGACAAGAGCACACAAGGTCAAATCTCGTTCTTTCAAACCATGGTAAAAGCCAAATAGTATGTTAGACCTGCTAATAGATCTCATGGTCAACATCAGTGCCATGGGTAAGGCATCATCAAGACAGGACACCCTTAGGTACGTCCACGAGTGCGAGGACAGTTTAAAAGCAATCCAATTCAGGCTGCAGAATATCAAGCAGCGCGCGCTCGCCGACAGCCCCGAGGACGTCCAACTTCCGTAAAGGCACAAATAATAAATACGTAAATATGAGCAATCGCTTTTTGGATTGGACGACCAAACATTTCGCCAAGATCGCCCTTACACTGGGCATATTGAACCTTTTACTGGGTAACTATGTGATTGGCTGTTTATGGCTGCTGATCTGGCTTACCGAGTATCAAGACAAACTAGACATTTAACCACTTATGAAAACAGATGAAACAGACAAACCGAGAGGACGAGATAATGATCGAAATGATTCTAGTAGAAGCGGACTCGTGGGGCCTGAGATGGGAAGTGACTCGGGACGCCAAGCAATACCTAGAGGACAAAACGGCCGCAGACGAGGTGGAGGCTTACATTTGGGCGTACGAGGATTGGATCAAGTAGCTAGCTCACCCTATCTACAGGTACTCCAGGATATCCACGAAGCCTTGATCTCAATTAATCAAACCTTAAAGAACAGATAATGAAACGTATCACCTCAGAGCAATCCAGGTTCTATGTGCCTCTGGACATAGCAAACGACAAGTACGCCTTGCAACGTGCCAAAGCGTTTACTGTTACCGCTACAGAGGACGGATGGGAGGACGTTGTCTACTTTGGCGAAGCGATTCTAGACCCAACCGGTAGCGTTAGAAAACCTCAATGGGTGTACGTTTTGGTGAACAAGGGCATGCCGGGAGTGTGCAAGATTGGTATGACAACTACTAGCGTAGATCAACGAACCCGTGAGATTAACGCGTCGACGGGAGTTATTACGCCTTGGTTCTCGGTATACAAACACAAGTGCATCAACGCTAAAGCCATTGAGCGGGCCGTGCACGAGAGACTGGAGCGGTTCGGTAAACGAGTTAACAAGAAGCGAGAAGGCTTCGACTGCACCACAGAATTGGCAGTCGCTACCATAAAAGAGATCGCCGAAGCATACGAAATTTAAACTTACAAATATGAAAATAGAACGTTACGAGGTCGTGTACGCAAACAGCGAACAGGCTTTTATAGAAAAGATCAATGAAATGATTAAGCAAGGCTGGCAACCCTTGGGCGGTATGGCCGCAAACTTCCAATCCAATGGGCAGTTCCAACAAACAGTGTATCACCAAGCAATTGTACTGTACGAGCAGTAATTTTCTATTTCTAGATTTACTGGTCTACTGGGACGAAGGTGCGTTTTCTAATTGATATGGCTCGATATTTATTAACGTATAATTAAACAAGATTACATGAAGAATAACTTCGACTTAAAAGGCTACATGAAACAGAATCAAGTTGGTTCGTATCAACAGCTGAACGAAATGTGGTATCAAGACATTAACCAAGCTTTGGGCGATTTCAACACTATTACTGAAGAAACTATAGACGAAATGGGAGGAGTAAAAACAGTGGGAGATAAAGGCAAAATGGCCACTCCAAACTCAAGACCTAACTTGGGACGTCATAGATCGAGCGATATGCTAGATAAGATGAGCAAGAAAGATCACGATAAAAATACTGTGGTTGGTGCTAAAGCTGCGGCTTACAAAGCTCCACACATGAAAGAAGAAGAATCTGAAAGAGAAAAAGCTATGTATGCTAATACAGATCCTAACATAACAGATCCTATAAACCAAGACGATATTTTTGTTGGATCTGACAAGGCAAAATGGGACAACTATGGAAACGAAACTTCTGAGTGGGATACAGAAATAGCTGGACAAACTGTAAACGGTTGGACCGCAGAAGAAACTCAAGGCGGCGCAATAGCATGGCAAAATCCTAAATATCCTAACGCGCATATCTATGCTACGCCAGGTTGGGAAGGAGTTGACGGTATTGCTTTCGAACTTCACGATTCAGAAGATGGATATATGGACGAGCCAAAGATACAAAAAGTAATTGGATCAGGTACAGAAGCATGGAAAACTAAAGAGGGTTATATGGCTTTAATGGCTAAGGCATTTACTGTAGTAGAAAAAATGCTTATTCCTTCTGACAATATGGATGAAGATCATGGCACGCAAGTTAACCACGATATGAACGATGATATTTCTATGGATTACACAGAGCCTGAGCATATGGTTCAGAACGAAGGCATACAAGATTATAATCATACTTTTGAAGAAGATATTATGGATTTATTAGATGATGGCGTAAGCAAACCTGAAATATTAACTCACTTTAAAAGTATTTTAAAAAATGCTAATCCTCGTATGGAAGAATCTATAGAAGAAGATGCTGATCCATTCAGTTCTATCAAAGGCGGTATCGATAAGATTACACAAGGAGATGACGGCGATATGGATATGAGCGACGACGATAGATTCGATCAATTGGGTGGAGATAAAATAAAAGCAGGTATCGAAGGTTTAATGGGTGATGGATTCGACTACAGAGAAATTTTACAATTCGTTAAAGATACAATTGCTTCTAAGAGAAATTATTAATATCAAAAAATGTAAGTTATGCAAGTTTTGATAGTGGAAGAGGTGGACGAACAAGCAATAGAATGCGACGAAATAAAACTAGTAGCATTCAGACCTAAAATGAGAGCACTCTGTTTCGAAGAGACTACTCAGTTCGAAGAGGCAAAACTAAAGTTAAAAGAACTCGGTGTTACATACGAATTATTATAAGAGTAGGGGCCCCAGCCCCTTAGGGGCCCCAGCCCCTATTTCTATGTTACTAGGAACTTAAACGAATAGATTTGATAGATTATTCGTATATTTGATTACAATAAAAGTTATGAGATTACAGACATCACCTTACCTCACCAGACAGGAAGAGTACAGAGAAGACCCTTGGAAAATGCTAATGGTCTGTTTCATGCTAAATCAAACACATCACAGACAAGTAGACGAAGTTAGAGAACACTTCTTTAACAAATGCAACACAGCAGAACGTTTAATCGACTGCCCTGACGCAGAGGTCATAGCAATAATCAAGCCTTTAGGTTTTTATAACAAAAGAGTAAAAGCTTGGAAACAGTTCTCCTATCAGTGGTTGGACTTAGTAAAAGAATACGGCAATCCTATTTATATTCCTGTTCATAAATTAATTGGACTTAAAGGAGTTGGTAAGTACGCAATAGATTCATGGAGAATATTCCAATGTTTCGATTACGAAGTTGAGCCTGAAGATCACGTACTAAACTTCTACGTTGAGTGGGCAAGAGTAGAAAAAGAAAGAGTACTAAGAGAGCAAGCCACACCTAAGCCTATGACAGTTTATTACGCACACTACACTAATTCGAGAGAGGAACAACCTAATTGGAATAATTTAAAAGATTATGTTTGCTGTGTTATGGCAAGAACTCAAGGTGAAGCTATAGAGAAAACTAAACGCATTGCATTAAAACGTGAAGGCGCAGTGCATCTTAAAATTGCAGGTATCGGATTTGGTAGAGAGGAGTGGGTAGACGAAGAGCATTGGTTGGATACTGACGAATCTTATTACAGCGTACACGTAGACGCAATGCAAAAAAGAATGGAAGCAAGAAGACAATTAGAAAACAAATAAAAAATAAACATATGAAAACTTTGATCAACACAGATTCAAATGGCGCAACTAAAAACGTAAAAGACATTATCTTTTGGGGTAATGGAGACACTTTTAAATTAATAAGCAAAGCATCTTCAATAGAAGAGGGTTGGATGAAATCAACCAAAGCAATGGAAATTGCAGGAGTTGGTTGTGTAGTCCAAGTAACAACTCAACAAGGCGACAATATTGCAGAAGCACTAACGTTTGTTCCTAATACTGAAATAGAAGAAACAATGCACGAGGTTGATGGATTAGTTTCAAGAAGATTAGTAAAATGTTTATAAATTAAAATATGATTACAGCAAACCAAAAGTGGATTACAACCACACCGTATTACGAAGAATTTTTACGCTATTACCAAATGGCTAAAACACAACAAGAAGAGTGTAACTTAGGAATTATAAAACATGCAGATAGCTCTGTGCCCGATGACTTAATGAAACACGTTGAACTATACGACGTTGTTGAAAGAAAGTACGCTGGATTCTCACAGATAGTTAACGATGTTTTTTATGGTTTTTCCGAAGATCACCCTTACTGGAATAAAATGACTCAAGGTCATATGACAAAACAGAGAGAAACCGTTTCTAAAAATTGGACAGGCAAGCGCAGCGTGTTTGGTTTAAAGGAGTGGATCTATTTGTTCTTGTTTCACAGATTAACAGGTTCTGGTATTAACTACTCGATGAAGCCTTCAGGCTATCACAACACGCTCTTGTTCGAGATGCATCAAGCTGACAATATACCTCAGCTGATAGACATCATAAAAGGAGCCACTAAACCATTCTACACATCGGTAGGCTATCAGTTCCCAAGTTTTCCTAAACCTCAAGGCAATTACAAACGTGGAGGAGATTATTTCCTTTGCGAATTCGTTCCACAACTTGCAGAAGACGTAGCTAGCTTCTTAGAGAATGGCGATAAAAAAGACTTGAGAGAAGTAGGAGACTTTATGTTTAAGTGGAATACAGACAGAGGCCTTAGAGCTTTCAGATTTCAGTACGCTGCATTTATTGCTGACATAGCCGATTGGTTCCCTGAATTCGTTAACCGCGAAAGTCCATTTTATTACGGTACGAATGCAAAGGAGTGCGTTAGCTATTTAGCAAAGAAGTCTACTAAAATGCAAGAAGAAGTATTTTTGGATTCAGTAATGATGAAGATATACGACGACACTGGCAGTTATCCGTACAACGCAGAGGACGTAACGTGTGACTCAATTCGATGGATTGAGAACTACGTAAAACCCGGAGCAGACTACGATCACTTAGATTTCGATCATGTATGGAACAGCAGCGGTATTATAGACCATCCATACGGTCGACAGAAAGCAATGTTAGATCTTGGTCTTGTCCCAAGTTTTAACGGTATTACAGAACACCCTTCCGATGACAAGGTACTTAAATCACTTCTTATAACAGAAGAGCAATACAAGGACAGGGTACAACAACATTATAACAAATAATGGCTTACACAACAAACAAATCTGCAAAGCAGACAAAAAACATCCACATCCAAGGATTAACAGGAGAAAAAATATTTAACAACGTTATGCAAGATATGGGCTACAAAGTCCACATCAATCCAGATCCATACGGATACAACGATCACTTAGTATTTTTTGATAGACAAACTCCAACCATTACTCAATTAAAAACGATTTCTCCTTATCATCAACACAATTGTTGGGCATTAGATGCCGATTCAGGTAAACAAGTAGAACACGCTTTAAAGTGCGAGAAACTTTATATCTTAAGTATTCCTATGGTATGGGAAAACGAATATGACGGTTGGTTACTAGAAGTGGATCTTAACATTCTAAAGACTGAACCAAATTCAATTAGACCTTTACCTAACAGCACGCAAAACTCTTTGATTATTCCAAGATCTGAACGCTACGTTAGAAAGATATACAAGTTGAATAAAACAGAAGAGGATATCATTCTAAAATATGCTGTATCCGATTATGCAAAGAAACCTTCTACCTTTATTAAAAGACCAAACACAAGAAAAACTAAAAAATAATGAGTGAAATTTTATTTCCAAACACTTGCGAAGTAGAATTTAAAGGCAAAAAACCAAAGGACTCTTGGATGCGAGATTGGTCGTTAGATCAGCGTATCGAAAAGTTCTTTGAGTTCTGCCAAAAATTCGATAACAGAAAAGATTCTCTATTAAAATCAGAGTATCAAATCTTTTCACATCGCTTGCATTGGCACGAGCATCCTTACTGTTACTACATGAGGGACAACGTTACAGACAACGCGCTAAGAATGTTTTATACTTTAGTGTTTAGTTTTAGTAACGAACATTGGGGCACATTCATGAAATTGGCAAAAGAAGGCATTGATTCTACTAAGGATCACTTCGTTAACAATCGACACGCAAGAAACGATCTATTCCAAATCTACTATCCAAAGGGTACAGACGTTAAGAGCTGGTTGCTACACGGACCTAGAATTGCCGGTCAAGAATTGGCCTACGTTTTACAGGACGTTGAAGATGGTAAGCGTGGAAAGTACACAATGATGGAGTTTGCAAAGATTCTTGAGAAATACTTTAAAGAGCATCAAAACTTTAGAAGTCCTTTGTATCCATGTAAGAACACTGCAAGATATATCGCAATGAGTTATCCACACTTGGTAGATCCTGAATCGATTCTATTCGGCGGTACTGGTCACTTCGATGGATTGCACCAGATATTCGGTGGTCAGAACCTAAACGGTAAAGTTAAGTACACTATTAACGAAGCTGGAGTATTCACACCTGAGAACAAACAGGCAGAGCAATGGTTGTATCAGATGGATCTGCTAGTGAATCACCCGTTAAACCCAATGACTGAACAGAAGTATCTGAACATTGAAGACAAGACCTGTTTCTTTTGGAAGCACATCGCAATCTCTCATGGTGAAAAGAAACCGACCAAGAACATTCCTTACACTTGGATCTTTCCGGACACATTCAGTCTGGCTCTAACAGATCAAGAAGAGTTTATGAATGGAATTGAACACAGAGGTTTAATGTATTAGGAGCATATAGTTAGTAAATAAGAAAGGGAGCTCATTTGGGCTCCCTTTTATTTTGTCTTAATATTCTATCGTAAATTCTATTCCTCTTCGGCCTCGAGCTCGGGTGTGATTGGATTAACGTCCCTGCGGTACCATTTGCCGGCTATATTCTCGTTATAGCTCTCTACCTCTAAAACTCTTAGTGTCATTTGATAATAGGTCTCCCAATAGCTCATCTGTTTCTTGGTGGTGCATAACCTTAATATCTCTCTAGTGAATATATCTTTACCAAACAGTTTAATATCGTCTATGATCAACTTACTAGATCCGTAGTAGTCGACCCAATTGCTCTCTTTGATCTCCTTTCTTTTCTTTGGGATACGTCCTGGTTTTACCCACTCTGAAATTTCCTTCTTCGTTAAGGTCTTTGTTAGAACGTTTCTAAGGATTTTTTTACCGATATAGAATTTACCGGTCTTATTGTTAGTAACTTTGTAGACAAATCCAACTACATTCTCTGGAAAATCAGAAAGCTGAGTAAGCGGTTTTACAAAATTAACGGGATCGTAATTACCATCGTACGTAAACCAATTTGACATAGACTATTTTCTAATAAATATCTTAGCTATCCCAACGAATAACGAATGTAATATCTGTATTAGACGGAATTGGGTAGGGAGTAGAAAGCTTTCCAACTACTAATAATTC